CAGGGTGCTCTGCCTGATACGCATACAGTGTTGATTGGCTGATACCCGCATAGAGACAGGCCTCGAGGTCCGTGCAGCCCATTAAAAAACTCTGCTCAAGTTTCTGGATGCACTCGTCAGTCATTACTGTAGGGCGAGACATAAATAACACCAACTCCAGGGTACTTTGCAGTCCCAGAGATCAGATAAAAAAAGACCGCCCAAAAGCGGTCAGAGGAGGAATCACAATAAAATAAAAGGGGAGAACTATCCTATCGTGGGAATATTTAATCACAGTTTGGCAGGTCGTTCTAACTATTTTTATACAAAATGTGATAAATAAAACTGTCAATTCAGTACGCTTTTACGTACCTATTTATGTCAAACAGGTAGCTGGTGTACGTATTTACATACAGACGATAATTTATTTTTTATCGTCTATCTGTAGCTTTCCTAGCTCGACATAAAACTCATCCCATGTCTTAGGGTCTTTCTTGACAGGCTTTCTCTGCATCCCCTTGCCATAGATTGCATCCCAGTTAGCTGCGTACTTCTTTAAATCGGTTGGACGTTGCTCTGAACCCTTACCCATCTCGTAAACCTCTGTAAATCACCTTGTGAAGCGCGTCATCGCGGACCTGATAGTCACTCACCAGTAGCTGAAAGCGCGGCAGCCACACCTTCTGGGCACGCCACCGCCCTACCCCTAACGCCTCTGCCAACCGCCTGACACTGATCAGTAAGTTGCCCGTGCCGCCACAGCGATCACAGGGGTTGACCTTGTTGCCGATCTTAATCTGTCCCGTGCCCTTGCACTTAGCGCATCGGCTTGGGCTGATACTGAACGACAGCGCCATCAGGGCTAATCGCTCAACAGAATCGCTCGGCTCATTCTCATTAAGCGCATACCCTCGACGTTGCGCGTCAGCAATCGCAAGCGTATTGAGCTCAGTGCGCGACGCATCATCAAGGCAGAACTTACTCAACGCATACAGGTAGGTGTGCCTATCCACGTGGCACATACAGGCCGCAACCTCACTGGCCGTCACCTTTGCCCCAGAGGTCGTGCGTATCTGATCAGCAGACAACGGAGGCGCGCCCGGCGTTAACATCGCCAAAAGCTCACTCATCACTTGCCTCCCTAGTCTTTAGCACCGCCTCCAAAAAGGCAATCACACGCCTAATATCCATCTCTTGGTAGTCGTCGTTGGCGTACACCTTTACCGTGCCGGTAATGTAGCCCAGGCCCTCACTCATCTTCGGATCGCGCAACCATCACCTCCAGTATTGCCTTGGTCTTTTCGGCCTCCTCCTGCACCTCATGCGCCTGCTCTGCCTGCGCCTGCATTACCTGCGCTATCCACAGGTCAACGCCCTCCTGCGCCGATGCCTTTGGGCTAGAGGTCAGTATCTCCGCTAGAAAATCAAATATCTCTGGCTGCCCTAACTCAGAGGCCGCCACCAACCAAAAACTTAAATCTGTCGCTGTCATGTTCATTCATACACCTATCTTCACCCGGCTGTCTTCGCCTTTCTGTTTGTGATAAATAACCGCTGTCATTGAACGCTCTGCCCCGTACCCGCTGTCACTGTGCCACTGGTCTGTCGCCGTCAGAGACCCCCAGTGCTCAAAGTGCATAGAGCCAACCTCTCGGCGCGTGTGGTGGTGGATATGACCCAGGTGGCAGTACCGTTTTTTACTGGCCGACCACTGGTCATCAAGGTTAGTAATCACCGCCTGCAGTATCTGCTCGTGCTTAATCCGGTCCCCGTGATGGAAGACAAACAGATTATTACCGAAGGTCATGTGTAAAAATTTTGAGTAGTTAGGCAGGACATGGATGCGTGGCTCATTCTGATACAAGAGCTCTAACGCGCTACTGAGGTGACAGGCCATGTCGGTGTCGTGATTACCCCGCACGTTCACCACCGTCACGTGCTTGTGGTTCTCAAGTAGCCGGGTAATTAGCGTCTGAAATAAGCGACCCGCCAGCTTAAATGTCTTAGCGATCCGCGAGTCCACATCCACCTTTGTGCCAAGGCTCGTGGTCTGCTTGCCGTCCTCGTGAAAGAAATCACCAACATTAAGTAACACCGCCCTCTCGCAGTTACCCACCCGCGAGGCGAGCTTATCAACCGCCTCAGTTAAAACCTTGGTGGCAATCTTCACATCGTAATTATCATCGTCGAGCTTCGTGTCGCCGTCAGCCAACATACCAAAGTGGTGATCCCCGATGATGTACACCGCCATCAAATCAGCGTCCACAATCTTGGGCGCCTTTGCCGCCTTACGAAACCCAGTCAGGTCATCCTTCAAGCCCTCCATCATGGCCTCGACCTTCTCGCGCATGGAGCGCCTCTCTGGCTCCTGTATCACCCACTGCAGGGCAACCTCGCCCTCGTTGTTGTAGGCCGTCGATACACGCTTGGCCTCAAAGCCCTCCATCACCTGCTTGTCTACATTCCTGTGTGGCGCCACCGCCTCCCGTGCAGCGTAACGCTCTATACGCCCCATCATCTCGCACACCGATGCCTGGTGCTTACCCAGCGCCTTACCCGCCGCCGACTGATTACCGCCACTAGCAATCACCGCCTCTAATACATCCCTCTGCGTGTCGGTCTTGCAAAAATCTCTTAAAAATTCATACCTAGTCGCCATCTAATCATTCTCCGTATCGCCATTAAGGCGGTCCTCGTGCTGCTTGATCTGCGCCTTGAAGTCAGCCAACATCTCCCGGTAATCAGCGGCGTACAGCTTCTTAATCTTGCGCTTGTCGCGTAGCATCTGCTGGACAAACTCCTTACCGTAATAATCTTCCATCCACATTGTGTACCAGGCCTCTGCCGAGCCGTGCTTCATACCAAACCCATTACAGCCCTTGCACTGCGGATGCACGTTCTCAACCTCTAGCGCCCAGTAGCCACTCGAACCCTTCGGGATAAAGTGGCCGCCGTCCATATCCTTCCAATGATGCCAACTAGAGTGGGTACTGGGGTCACAGCTAACGCACTGCGCGTAGCCATTACTATTAGCCGCCGATATCCGAGCCAGCTTCTGAATCGCCTCTAGGCACTGCGCTCTTAATGTTTTGGGCATGAGGCCGCCTCCAGCATCTGATTCTCAATCGCCAACATCTCCACCATGTCTAGCAACATCGCACTCAACTGATGCAAGCCCTCAATCTGCACCGCCGCCTCACCCAAGGTATAAGCGACGTAGTTCTTGTGCTTAAAGTGCTTGCGATCAACAAGGGCGCACATCTCCTGACCCTCAGCGAGCAGCTGCGTAATCTCTGCGCTGTCGCTGTACAGATCAAACTCCTCACGCAAGTCATCGAGCGACCTCACCTGTATCATTTTCATAGGCCAAACACCTTCGGGTCTGTCAGGGTGTACTTCTGCCCCTGCACCCGGTGAAAGTCAGTCAGATACTGCGACATCTGCTTGGTCGTCATCAGTGATGTCACCGGAAAAAACGCCAGCAACTCATCGACCTGCTCCTCGTAGGTCGGAAAGCTCTCAATCGCCTTTAACCAGGCAGCGTTAAACTTCTCGCTTTCGGCCAGCAAGATCGGCACACCAAAGTGCTTCTTGGCGCGACACTTAATCTGTTCAGGCGTGTACTCGCCGCCCTCCTCGCTGATCTCCTTGTACCAAAGATGGGACACCCTGTTCTGGGCCTCTGATCGCTTCATGTCGTAGGTCTTGACCTGCACACTAACAGGGTTCTTTGAATTGACCTCCGCAGCCTCAACCGCAGCGAGCGCCTGAGCCTTCATGTAATCAGTCCTCAGAACATGGAACACGCCATTCATATCGGCCTCCGCAGCCAGTGGCTGCTAATCCAGTCGTGATAATTTTCCAAGGCGTAGCCCAGGAACATCTTTTTCTTTTGGCGATTGCGCCGAGCTATCTGCTCCGACCGCACAATGTCGCACCCGGCGCACAGATAGCTGGAGCTGTAAATCCTATTAGCGATTAGCCTGGAGCTCACGCCTGTCGCCGCCGATAGCTCGTCCGCTGTGTACCAGTCGCCCATCTTGAGGCCGAACTCATCGGGGCTGACAAAGCAATACTTGAAGTTAGCCCGGTAAGCCCTCTTTGTGCGCCCATTGAGCTCTAGCACTTAAAACATCTCCCTCATCTTCGCTAACTCCCTGACGCCTGCCGCCTTAGCAACCTCTCTATCGTGCCCGATCAGCGCCGCAGGCTTCTCATAAGGGCGGTGCAATGCCCTCACCCGGTTGGCCTCTTTGATACTGCCAATGATCCTGTCGATATTGGGCCATTCAAACTCAGCGTTGCCCTTTTGACGCTCTTCTTTGACATAGGTAACGCCCTTGTCGATTTGCTCGCGGGTGAACTTGCCGATAAGCGGCGCGTACATTCTCTTCGCCGCAACCCGCATCTCATCGGGAAAGGTCACGCTCATCTTCTTTTCGCCATAAACAACAGCCAGAAGCCCAAAAAGGTAATTGGTCGCCTGGGTCTCCTCTTTACCTCTGGGGACATCAGAACTGCTCGTTGATGTCGAGCCACTTGCCACCTGCTGAATCAGTGCCTGTACGTTTGACATTCCTACTCTCCCTTTCCTTTTTAAATTCATGGTGGTTGGCTTCCCAATTTCTAAACGCCGCCTTCCAGCTTTTCATCTGCCCACGCCCCACCACCCAGCCACGGCTCTCGTGGTAGTTAATAAATTTCTCCGGTGAACAGTGCGCGCTTATCTCAGCCTTGTAGGCCTCAACCATCTCAAGACTTGGCGGTGTGAATCGCTTTTGTATATTTTTATTCTTAGTTGTATTAATACCCTCACTGTTTTCCGAATACCCCCCTTCGG